AAGAATCCGAAGAACTTTAGAGGTGCTTACGATATTGTTGTTGAGGCATTGCAGACTGGCGCATTGAAAGAAACAGATGCGACACCTGAAACGATTGATTGGGAAAGCCTGTTTGTTGACGCTAGGGAAAATGTTGATGCTAAACTGCCTGCTGACAAGAAGCGCCTGCAAGACCCATATTTCCTTGATACAAGCAAATATTATCTTTCTCAGAAACGGCTTGACGATGCTATTGCGGAAACAATACAGAATTTGCCTCAGTTGTTTGCCACGACTCCCTTTGACCTATATGGCACTGGTATTACCACACCGCCCCCGCCACCGCTTTCAGAGCAAGAGTTGGCTGACTTGGGCATAACCGAAGATACTGTGTTTTCTTTTGACCTTGGCAACCTTGGCAGCTTCAGTTTATTTTAGTGTTGCACAAAAAGCATAGTGTGGTATTTTTGCCACATAGGGGTTATATATGGACTCAGGAAAACGAAGGGAGGAGCAGAATCGAGGAGAGCGCGCAAAAGCATTATTGCGCGACCCTCTGATTCTGGAAGCATTTGATAAGCTGGAAGAGGCTTATACAAATGCGTGGAAGAATGACTCGTCATCTATTGATGAACGGGAAACGCTCTTTCAGATGCACCAAGCACTAAAGGCAGTGCGCGGCCATCTGACTGAAGTTGTCGAAACTGGCAACTTGGCGAAGTTGGAGCTAGGCTCCTAGAAATTTATAGAGGAGAACGACATGAGTGATGAAACCAGCACCCTGCTAGGAACTGGCGAGTCTCTTAACAAAGGTCAAGCTGTTGACCTACTCTTGAACGTCAACGCCCCTGAAGAGGCAAGCGAAGATACTCAAGAGCCTGTGGCTGAAGCAGAGGTTGAAGAAACCTTGGAGCAAGAGGCCGAAACCGAAGAAGCGGAATATGAGTCTGAGGATGACCAAGAGCTACCCGAAGACGAAGAGGAAGCTGATGAGGATGAAGAGTATGATGTTGACCCCGAAGACATAGAGTATGTCGAGGAAGAACTTTATACCGTAAAAGTTGATGGCGAGGAGATGCAAGTAACCTCTGAGGAGCTTGTCAAATCGTATCAGCTTGAACGTGCCGCACAAAAGCGGATGCAAGAAGCAGCAGAGCTTCGCAAGAACTCTGAAGCGGAAATGCAGGCTTTGGCGACACAGCGCGAAAAGTATGGGCAAGCTCTCGAACGTATTGAGGCCCAGCTTAATTCGGTGCAGGAGCAACCCAAAGAGTATTGGGACAAGCTCTATCAGGAAGACCCTCTTGAGTGGGCCAAACAACGCGACGCTTATCGTGACCGCAAGGAAGGTCTTGCAAGGGTTCAGGCAGAGCGTGAGCGGGTTAATCAAGAGCAGCAAGCACAGCAGATGCAGCAGCATCAGCAGTATCTTGTTGAGCAGCAAGAACGGTTGTTGGAGCGTATTCCTGAGTGGCGTGATGAAGATACTGCCATGCGCGAGAAGCAAGCAATTATAACTCATGCACAGCGTATGGGTTTTAGTGAGCAAGAACTCGCAACGGCAAGTGATTCACGCGCTATTGAGGTTTTGAGAAAAGCCTATCTTTACGATGAGTTGATGGCAAACAAGCCTGTTGCTCAAAAGAAAGTAAAGAAAGCACCAAAAGTAGTTAAGTCTGGAACCCCCAAGAGTAAGAAGCAAGTCAATGCTAATCGTAGCAAACAGGCACTTGAACGCCTAACGAAAACTGGCAGCAAAGATGCTGCTGTTGATTTACTACTTGAGAGAATGAGGTCTTAAAATGGCTACACATACTACTACCACCGCTATCGGTGAACGCGAGGATTTGTCCGACGTTATCACGCGGATTGACCCCGATGAGACTCCAATTTTTTCTGCTCTGCGGAAAGAAACGGGCAATGCTGTGCTTGTTGAATGGCAAGTGCAGGAGTTGGCTTCTGCTGTTGCAACCAACTACCAAAACGAAGGCGTTGACGCTACTTACGACACGCCGACTGCCACCACACGCTTTGGCAACTACATGCAAATCTCGCAAAAAGACGCTGCTGTTTCTGGCACGTTGGACAGCGTTGACAAAGCAGGCCGCGACAAAGAGGTTGCATATCAAAAAGTCCTGAAGGGTCTTGAGCTTCGTCGTGACATTGAGAAATATCTGCACTCTGACACAGCCCGTAGCGGCTCTGACCCGCGTAAAGCTGGTTCGCTGTCAAGCTGGATTACCAATGTAGAAGACGCTTCTGGCACTTCTGCTGCTACTGGTGACGGCACTGATGTTCCTGACATGGCTGGCACAGACCGCGCCATGACTCTGGCTCAGATTGATACTGCTATGCAAGCTGCGTACACCGATGGTGGTCAGCCGAACATGCTGGTTGTTTCTCCTGCCAAGAAAGCCGCCTTTAGCGACCTGAATAGTGGCTCTGTTGCAACGAACCAAATCAACTATACTGCTCCTCGTGAAGCAGCTATCGTTGGGTCGGTTTCGCTGTATCTGAGTGACTTCGGCCAGCTCGACGTTGTTATCGACCGTTTTGCGTCTGATGACCGCGTGTATCTGCTGGACAGTGACTATGCTTCTATCTGCACCCTTCCGAACCGCAACTTTGCTGTTCAGGAGCTTGCTAAGACTGGTGATGCGGAGAAATTCCAAATCATCACTGAGTGGACGCTGAAAGTATCTGCTCCGAAAGCACATGGCGCTGTTTACGACTTGTCGTAAATGCTGATTTAGAGAGGGGCGGCTTTGCTGCCCCTCTCATTTCATGGAGGAATAAATGCCCAAACGTCTTGTAAGTAAAGATGTAGCAAGCGGAAAGGAGACTTGGTGTCACTTTGATGGTGATGGCAAGATGGTTTTTGAAAGCAATCAAAACCTTGATAATCTTTTTAAGTCCAACACAAGCCAGCGTAACGACTATCGTGCTGATAGCTTGATTGGCAATACACAAAAGCACCAACAGAAGGTTGCAGAAATACCCACAGCACTGTATCATCAACTGCTGAAAGAGCTAGGCGAACCCAAGCACAATCCAAAGGCTTGGAAGAAATGGCTCAATGATTATGATAACCGTTTCTTTAGAACAAGTGGTGGTAAGGTATAATGGCAATCGGAACCTTTGCAGAGCTTAAAACGGCCATTGCCAACTTCTTGGCGCGTGATGACCTGACTGACCGCATCCCTGAGTTTATCTCTCTTGCAGAGGCTCGTATGGGGCGTGAGCTTGGCACACGCTCACAGACTAAACGCGCAACAGCCACACTGACTGCAAGTGACGCCTATGTTTCTTTGCCGACTGACTTGCGCTCTATTCGTGAGGTTAAGCTGAATACCAGCCCGATTGAGGTGCTTGAGTATTACACACCCAATGCGCTGGACAGCTACTATACATCTAATGCTGTTGGTAAGCCTCGCGCTTACACAATCATTGGTTCTGAGATTAAGTTTGCCCCTACTCCTGATAGTGGCTATACAGCAGAGATTGTGTATGGTGAGGGCATGGATGAGTTGTCTGACAGCAACACAAGCAACACCATACTGACTCGCCACCCTGACGCATATCTGTATGGCTCTTTGGCGGCGGCTGGTGTATATTTGATGGACGATGCAAAGACCACTCTGTATGAACAACTGTTCACAAGGGCGATTGCTGAAATTAAGCGCGAAGAAGATGAGAACCAATATGCTGGCTCTGCTCTTCAAATGAAATCTGATTATGGAGAATTAACATGAGCGCAATGAGTGATTATCTGGAAGATGCCTTCCTTGACCATTTTCTTGGCACGAGTAGCACAACTGCTCCGTCAGCAGTTTATCTTGCCCTGCACACTGCCGACCCTACTGATGCAGGCACAGGAACAGAGGTAAGTGGGAATGGCTACGCTCGTCAATCTATTGCTTTTGGCGCTTCTTCATCTGGCACTGCTTCTAATAGCGCTGCCGTTGAGTTTCCTGCTGCTTCTGGAGGTAATTTTGGAACGATTACTCACATCGGTATATGGGATGCTTCGTCGGCTGGGAACCTTCTGTTTCGCGCTGCGCTGACTGCATCAAAAACCATCAACGACGGGGATATCTTTAAGGTAGCAGCTTCGGGCATCGACATTACGGCGGCCTAGTGTTATGGCTGACATCGTAGGGCCAACACCAGAGCAGCTTGATAATTGGGGGAATATAGATACTCTCCCATATTCGCTTGATAATGCTATCTGGTTGACTGCGGCTCTCCGAGAGGGTGAGTCAACACCTTCTGTTTCTGCAACTGTTAGT